GTCCCCATCGCGTCGGCGGCAACCTGGAACGCCCCCGGCAGCCGCTCGCCCAGTTGGCCGCGCAGCTCCTCCATGCTCACCGTGCCCTTGCTGACCATCTGGATGATGGCCAGCAGCACGCCCTCGGTATCGGCGGAGGATTTGCCCAGCGACGACATGCTCGCCGCCACCGCCTCGAAAATATCCCGCGTCGCCTGCCCTTCCAGGGTCGTGCCCTTGGTGGCTGCGCTCAGGTTGGCGTAGGCATCGGCAGTGCTGAACAGTTCCAGGCCGAGTTTGTTGGCCAGGCCTTTGATGTAGTCGAATTCCGCCGCCGCGCCTTCCGTGCTGCCGGTCAGCTCCGTCATGGTCCGGTTGAAGGTCTCGGCCCCGACGTTGGCGTCGATAAACTCCTTGACCACCGCGGCGGCCGCCAGCTGCTTTAACTTCTGCACCAACTCATCGATCTTGATGCTGCCGGACTCGCCGAGCTGAACCACCTCATCGCCGAGGTCCTTGACCTTCGACTTCGCGCCGGCTGCTTCATCGCCGATGCTGCCGAACTTGCTGTTCAGCGCGTCCAGTTTTTTCGCGCCGTCGGCGCTCAGCCCGCCAATGGCGCCATTCAGTGCATCGACGCCGGTTTTCGAACCGGTTGCCTCAGCGCCCAGCACGCCCACCTTGGCGTTGACCTGGTCGAGCGTTTTCAGCGCGGGATCGCCGTTGGCATCGATGATGAGTCTGATCGTTTTTTCTGTATCCATGACTCACTCAGCCCTTGGTGAGCTGCTCCTTGCTGTCGTAATACATCGCCCAGATCTGAATCTCGTCGGGGGTCAAAAACCCCTGCGGAAACAGGTCAGGGCGATGCTGGTAGAGGAACCCCCCCCGCATATCGCACAGCTGCAACGCTGCAATTAAGGTTGCGTCGGTTGCGAAGAGGGTTGCGGCTTTACCCGCGTTGCGCCGAGTCCGGTCAGATTGGTAATGCGATTGGTCAAATCGTAGAACTCAGCCGGAAAGTTTTCCGCCAACTTCGCCGCCACCGCCTCATCAATCTCCGGGCTGACTGAACCGGACACCAGCATCGACAGCCGTTTCGCGATCTCGCCAGGGGTCTCCGTCGACGTGCCCAGTACACGTCGGATCGCCTCGACCTGGTCGCCCTGCGTCGCAATCGCCTTGATCATCGCGTCGACAGGCTTCGTCCTGGTGCTGGCCTCCAGCGCAATATGCAGCTCGCTGGCAGTCAGCCCGCGCACCACAAACTCGGGCGCCTCGTCCGGGCCGAAAAACTCAGCCAATTCCGGGATGGCCACCTTCTCGGTGCGCGGCTCGTACTGCGCGCGTTTGAATTTTTCCTTGGCAAACGGCATCACGCCACCTCGATCGCGGCGGACTCAGCGGAGATCGTGCAGGCGGCTTGATTACGATCGCCCGCTTTGTAGGTACGGCCGATGCCGAGCGTGCCCTGCATCAACAGATGCGGAGTTTTGGTGCGATCCGGGTAAAACCTAAACCAGATTTTCTGGTTTTTCTGCGCCACCAGCGGATCGGTAATGCCGTCATCCAGATACGCCACAAACGATCCCTGGCCCAGGGTTTCCGACGAACTGCCCAGCGTGGTGCCGAAAATCTGCTCCGACGTCGCCGAGTGCGAAATCTCCGGCGGCTTGAAATCGTTGGCCAGCTGCACATCGCCGAAAATCGGCTCCGAATACGAGGCATAAACCGCCTTCGGCAGCGTGCCGGTGTGGATCTTCGGCAGCGCCGCCAGGAATGTGATGCTGCCCGTCGCGTAATCGATATTCCAGACCGGGAAATTCGCATCCTCCGTATGCAATCCCACCACCGCGAAAATCTGCGCCGCCGTGATCGGCGCGGCGGTATTGCTGGTCACGCGCACCTGGGCAATCTCGATGCTGCCGACCGGAATCAGCGGCGGCCCGCCGGCGGCGGCGCGGGTTTCGGAAAACGCCGTCGTCGCGCCATCGGTACCGGCCACCACGGCAATCGCGCCAGACGAGTTGACGGTGATCGAATTGATCTTGGAAACGGCCGTCGCCGGGCGGGTGATCGCCGTATTCAGCGCCGCCGATACGCTGGTCTCCACGCCGGCCAGGTTGCAGGTCAACGCCGCCACATCCACGTTGTTGTTGCCGCCGGCTGCGGACGGCGTCACAGCGCCGCCCGTCAGCCGGCCATTTGGCCGCACCACCGCGTCGTAACCGGATTTACCGCTCCACATCGTCGCGGCGGACTCGAACGTGGTCGCATCGCCGGAATCGGTCATCGCAGCCATAGCCGCGGCTGCCTGCCCGGCCTCGTATTGCAGTTTGGCGTTTTTGGAATTGTTGCTCGACATGGTGGGGGTCTCCTGGGTGGGGGGTGGGGCGGTGAAAAGTGAAAGGTGAAAGGTGAAAGGTGAAAGGTGAAAGGTGAAAGGTGAAAGGTGAAAGGTGAAAGGTGAAAGGTGAAAGGTGAAAGGTGAAAGGTGAAAGGTGAAAGGTGAAAGGTGAAAGGTGAGATGAAGGGTGAAGGGTGAAGGGTGACGGGCGGGCGGCTATGCCGCTGTTGCGGTGCTGACTGTGCGCAGTGATAGCAATACGCCGTGGCAGAGCACGCCGGCGAACATCACGGGAACGGAACTGGTGAGCTGGATGCCGGCGGCATCGGGGGTTGTGCAGCTATCCACCACCCCGCCCAGATCATCATCGGCACGGAACGCGGCGCGGATTGCCTCGACCAGGTTATCCATCGCGATTTCCGATGCATCGGCATCGTTGAGCCCGGCATAGCCGCGAATCTCCCAGCTGTTCGTCTCCTCCCATTCACCGTATGCAATGAATTTGCTGCTGACAGAAACGCGCCGCACGTGCCAGCCCAGAATCTGACCACCGGTTAAGTACAGCGTCCTGAAATCGGCCGCCTGGCTGGCATAACGCTCATAGTCATGCACCACACCAATGCCGGAAACGGTATTGAGTTTGGCGACGATAGCGGCGCGGATGGTGGCGAGACTCACGGGATGGGCGCGGAAATGAAAAACGCCCCCATGGTGGGGGCGTTGCGCGGGGGGGGATATTAGCGGGGGTTACAACCGGGTTTAATGATCTGCCGTCGTTAAAAACCCGCCGAGGCTGGTTAGTTTATTGTGGTATGTCTACGGCAATAATGCGGCATATATGCGATCGTTTTGATTTGTAAGATCGCCGTCAGATATGCTCGACGGCAAATCACTTAAACCCGTTAGTGTGGCCGAGGCGCGCGGAAGCTGGCTATTGAGGTTATTCATCGCTGAAACACCGACAGCACCGACTAACTTTGATGCAGTTGTCGCTACTTGCAATACGCCAAGCGCATATATTTTACCCGCTTCCAAATTTACGGGCGCGTTGAGAGCAACCGTGTAAACCGTATTCGCTGCAGAAAAAACACTCGTATTATTCGCGGATGATCCAATCAGCGCCATCGTTCCATCATTAGCAACAGAATAAATTCCCAGTCGTACAAGTGTAGGTGTATTGCTTTCCGTGCTGCCTGAAGGAATCTTGATCTGGGTATATGTGCCGTAATTTTTTGCAGTGAAATACATCAGCCGCATTCCACCTGAGCCAGGGGCCAGTGCAGCACTCGAAACCATTTGCCGTGGCATAGTTTCTTCTGCGCCAAAAATCTCTGGACCCGCTTTCGACGGTCTTTTCGCAGATGAAATTGTTACCCCAGGCATAGCGCCACCACCGTACAAAATCGGGGCTACGTTTGTTTCACCGATGTGCACATCCAACAAATGCAGGTCGGTAAAATTCTCAGACCCCGCCTGGAAGTTGATCCCGTAGTCTTCGTGAATGGTGTTTTCTTCAGACGTTGAGTCCGTTTGTGCAGCTCCGCACCATATGCCAGTGATAGTTGTATTGCGCGTGCGGCCATATCCTGCCGTTGATGTTGCCTCAAAATAAATATCGGCTGGATTGGTAAATGAATCCTCGCCGTTGTTATGCGACATCCAGTTTTCACCGGTCGAGTCAACCATGCGTTCAACATAGATACCCAGTTTTTTGTTGTTATAGCTATGCAGCCCGCGATATGAGCACCGTTGAACATTATGTATCCAGATGCCATGCCCGCCATTCTTACGACAAATAACACTGTCGTAATTTGCCTCTGAGTGGTCTGCGTACAGTCCACCGCCGTCATTGTAATCGCACAGCATATTTTCCACCGAAACCTGCC